GTCAGCACTACCCCGTATGATGGACAGAAATGTTCATCTGCGGCGGCTCCTGCGCCGAGGGTTGGGCCCCCTCGGTACAGTCCGCAGACTAGGCGAGTGGGATGTGTATAAAAATGGAAATGTTGTTGAGGTTTATAAGATCTTCCATGATGGTACCAGGTTGATGATGCTGTTAACTGGCTTTACCGACTGGCGCAGGGAGGTTCAGGAGTTCATTGCTTGGCATGACCACATGACTGGTGATATGTCAGACATTGACCCTGAATTTGAGCCCGATTGGCCAGAAGGAACAGTTGGTTATCAGTTTGTTGTTCCTGATTGATCCTGGAGGTGAAATGTTGAAACGATGTATGAAAATGCTATACCCACAAACCGAGGAGCGTGTTGTCAGTTCCGCTCCTTTCCCTCGCTATTTGACGCCGCGCGGTATGCGGCGCCATTTGAAACCATCTGCTGGTCCCAATTTAGCAGAAGAAACAGGGTCACCTGTTGAGGTGTCCGACGGCGTTCACTTATTCATACCCAGTGAATTTGTCCTAGGATACCCAGTGTTTCGTAGTGAGGTTGATCTTACACCCGGACCCCCGGTAGGGGATGTACCACCATTGGTGGGAGAGTCCGGTCCGCTATGCGGTATTTTGCGTCCCACCTCCGGGGCCGTTGTTGAGGGGAAATCAGTCTCTTTTGGTGAGACTGAAATCCAGGAAATTTCAGCCCCGGTGGTGGAGACCTCGGCGGTCGCCGATACCATCGTTCCAGCAGGTCCAACTTTCTTGCAAGGTCTTATCGCGAGATTGTTTGCTGGTACCAAGGATAAGGTTGCCGTTGGGCTTGTGCAGGAGGTTTACGCTGGTTGCCCGGGAGAGGAGGGGGATAGTGATGTTCGATTCTCCATGGGTTTCTGGTCATCCTGCAAAGCGGCTGTGTTTGGGTCTCATGGATCCCGACACCGGACGGTTCGACGCGTGGCTTCCTTGATCCAGGAGCTACGTCCATTATTGGATGAGCTCCGGTTTGAGAACACTATGCGCGAATTGTCTGATGTCAGTGAGCTGGGGAAGGCGTATGTCGAGAATGCCGTTAAGCGTGTTTTGCGTAAGGCGGTTGAGGAGAAGCGCGTTGATCCCAGAAGGAGTGCGACCCTGAAGCGACTGCTTGTTGTGCTGGCCCCCATGGCTACGGATGAGGATGACTTTGCCAGTTTGGTGAGTCGTGTTGTTCGTAGCAAGGGGGGTGGGTACTAGGGGCGTCCCGTGGTTGGAACGGCGGTGGACACTAAGGAGATTGGGGGGGTTAAATTGGTTAACGATGGTACGCGTAGCGTGCTGCCGCCCCTCGATCAGCTGAATGTCCATCCGGCCATTGCCGTTAAACCATGGGACAGTAAGCCTTCCGCTACAAGGCGGTTTGTAGCTCACCCACAGTTGGCGAGTCGGGAATACGGTTGTCACAACAACTCAGCTGTGAACCTGATCCGTGCTGTGAATGAGCGTGTATTTTATGTGAAGGGACCAAATGGGCTGGTGGAATGCCCCAGGGGTGACCCGAGGGCTTGGCTACGGTTAGATTCAGTAAGCAAAAAGCTTGCCAGTGCTGTGCTGGCAGTTGACCAGGGTGTGAAAGAGTTGACCTGTGCGGAATTTGTTGCACAGTGTCCTTCACACAAGAGGAAACTGTACTCACAAGCTGCTGAAGAATATAGCCGCAGGGGTGTGGTGAAGCGAGACTGTCGTTTGGGAAGTTTTGTGAAATTTGAGAAAGTTGAGTTTCGTAAGGCTGGCCCGAAGGCAGACCCTTGCCCTAGACTTATTCAGCCCAGATCGCCGGTATTTAATGTGGCGTTAGGAAGGTACACCCGTCGCGTGGAGGAAGAGCTATACCGAGCTCTTGCGGCGGTGTGGAAGGCGGAGTTGGACGAACTCGTGGTGATGAAGGGATTGACTGTTGAGGATGTTGGACGTCAATTGCGGCTTAAATGGGATAAGTACGATAATCCCGTTGCTGTAGGCCTCGATGCTTCCCGTTTCGATCAGCATGTTGGGGTGGGCGCTCTTAAATGGGAGCATTCTGTCTACAACAGGATTTTCGGATCGGGGGAATTGAGATACCTACTTAAGCAGCAGTTGCGAAACCGAGGTGCCGCTTTTGCGGACGGTGTGCGTATCGACTACGTTGTTGATGGCACTAGGAGCAGTGGGGACATGAATACCGGGTTGGGTAACTGCCTGATAATGAGTGCTCTCGTTCTCCAGTACGTCCGTGACTGTGGCATATCGGCGTCGTTGGCCAACAATGGTGATGATTGCCTGGTGTTCATGGAGGCCAGGGATCTTGCCAAGTTTTCTTCAGGATTGGATGCTTGGTTTTTGCAGTTTGGGTTTGAGATGGAGGTTGAGGCACCCTGCTATGTGTTTGAGGAGTGTGAGTTTTGTCAGATGCATCCCGTCCGGGTTGCTGGTGAGTGGGTCATGGTCAGGAGTCCAATGGCAGCATTGTCAAAGGATTCCATGATGTTGGGTTTCCCATCTTCCCAGTATCCGGCGTGGTTGCATGCTGTGGGAACTGCTGGCTCCAGTCTTTATGGTGATATGCCGATTTATGGCACACTGTATGAGCGTTTCACGCAGCAGGGGGTCCTGACCAACATCCGTAACCAGGGGGCTATGGAAACCGGGTTCCTTCGGATGGTGAGGCGGACTAGGCAGCCTCATATCTCAGACGATACGCGCATTAGTTTCGCGCTAGCGTTTGGGATCAGTCCTGCCGTCCAGAGTGCCATGGAGGATTGGTGTCGAGCAATGGACCTGCGAGTTGGTGCAGGGAGATTCGTGGCGATGCCGGTCCTACATGGCGACCGCTAGGGTAGTGTGTATATTGTATATTATTTGTTTGTTTTGTGTTTGATGTCTAAGAATAAGAAGTCTAGTAGTAAAGGTAAGGTTCCAAAGGGGAAACCCACCCACAAGTCGCCCCGAAGGAAAGTGAAGCTGAGTATGCAGGCTGGCTCTTTAGCCGCTGCTATCCATGCTCCTTTTAGTAAGGCCGCTGAAGGAGTGCGTATCCCTGATGGTGCTCCACACCACTCTCAGACGGTAGTGTTGTCGCGGAAGACTTTCCTTACGACTAACGGTAGTGGTGAGTTTGATGCCATTGTTCTTCCGTCCTTAGCTTCGTCCATACTGTCGACCCGAGGTAATCTCGATAGTGGTAGCAAGTGGGTTGTTGCGGATACCTCGCTTACGGCGGGTTTCCATGATGCCATCTTGGCTACTACTGCGAATGGCTTGGGGTTTGATGTGCAGACGTTGGCTTTGACGTATAGTAACTATCGTATCGCTTCCATTGGTGTTAGGATTAGGGGAAATCAGGGCGTTTCGACGTCTGGTGAGGTTAATATTGCTGTTCACCCATGTAAGGGTATGGCCCCTGCTATTGGGTCACTCATCCCGAACGTGGATGATACCGGTGGTTCCAACTTGATACGTATACAATCGTACGTTGGAACGGCGGGTCCCCGTTCGACGGTTGAGCGTTACATCAGCAACTTGGGCCTTCCCGTAACTGGGGGGGACAATTCTGCCAATGTTGATTTCACTAAGATTGTCAATATGCCCACTCATTGCACGGCATCGTTGTCAGAGATATCAGCCCGAGGAATGCATTGTAGGTCTGTGCCGTATGAGAGTGCTGCGAGGGAGTACCGGAAGATGGGGTTTTGGTCCATGGGGACTGATGCCGCTGACATCGGCTGCAACCTCTCGAACTCTCAGGTTCAGAACTATGGTGTTGACCTTGGGTTATGGAAGGTGAATGGTTGGGAGTCTATTGTGATTGGTGGCAACGGTTTTCCCGCTACCACTGGTGTCCTTACGCTCGAAGTCATTTACCACTTGGAGACCATTCCAAATCCGAACCTCTCTACTCTAGCTAGAGCAACATCGGCCATCCCCCGCGTAGTGTCCACCAATACCTTTGATAGCCAACTTTGCCATCTTCAAC